AACTTGCGCCATTGCTGCCCGGAATAAACGTCTGGGTCGCTGCGTCAAATACAAGAACCTGACTATCGGTGATGGAGTTAGCGTTAACATCGGTCAGGCCCAGTATCGAAGTAGGAGTGACAGAACCGACAGTGCTAATGGTCAGTGTGTTCTGCGGATCTAAAACAAGATTAACTACGTTAGTAGTCGATGATATGCCTAGACTTATAGTGCTCATACCGTTACATCTTCATTGACTTTCAAGACTCCAGTCAGCCAGGTTTGAGTCACACCAGCATTAATGGTTTGTAGATCGTATGCGTAAAGCCCGCTAGATACACTGGTCATTACCGTAGAAGGAATAGTGACAGTTAGCACACCAGCGGCAGTGCCTGTAATTGTAATGTCATCATTTGAAATGACATTCGTAGATGAGGTATCAGTTTCCTTAACCTGCATCTTGAAAGAGTAAGTTGATAGATTCACAGCGGTTCCTGCTGAGTCTGTTACATTGATCACAAGACTGAAGGTATCCCCCTTCCTGCATGTGATATCTAGCCTTTTGGCTACATCTAGTGTTACACTTGATACACTCATCTTATGACAGTCCTTCTAAAATTGAATCAATATCCTCTCTATTGTCGGGCACCTCTTCAAGTTCACCCCTACCACCTTGTCTTTGTGAGATCAGCTTTGATTGCTCGACAGCTTGTTTCTGCACACGGTCATCCTTGCGGTCTTCCTTGAGTACCTCGATCTTCTCTTTGAACTCTTGATCGTCAGTTTTAAATCCGAGGGTAGCCTGAGCCTTGATGGTTTCAATCTCCTTCCTCATCTGATGCATGGCGGCAGCCACCTGTACATCTATCTGACCTTTGGCTTGCATCTTTTGCAGATCCAACTGAGCTTCTGCCTGAAGCTCCTGAATCCTAGCTTGAGAAGCAGCTTGCGATGCTTGGGCATTTGCTTGAGCCTGCATCTGCATATTTTGCTGGGCGATGCGTTGAGCATCTTTAGCACGGCGCTTACGTCGAACAACCAGTAGTCTTTGCGCCTGATCGATATCGTTGAGTTGCCTAATTGACATGGCATCCTCTAGATCGATCTCACGCTGTGCGAGAGAAGCCTGAATGTTTTGCTCTAAGAACACCCTATCTTCATCGGACATGGTCTTAGATACTCGAACGCCAAAGTTGTACATGGGTAGATCCTTGAATGAACTCAAGATTTCCATGTTTTGCTTACCAATAGCTTTTTCGTAAACCCTATACAGAACAGACATCTCAGGGATGATCTGAACACACTTCACGACATCCTCGCAAACTTTCTTGTATAGCACAAGTGATGCGTTAGTAATATCGTAGAGAGCGTTATTGCCTGCTGCGATAGCTTGCTGCTGAACTCCAACCAAGGCATCACCTTTTGGTGTGCTAGCATCCATAACTTCATTCACACCAGTAGCATCACGTATCATCCTGAGATAGTGATTGTACAGAGTGACAAACGCATTGATGTTTCTGATCTGATTCTCGATAGATCGGATTGGTGGGTTTTGGAAACCCCCCTCAGGATTCTTAGACCGATAATACATAATACCAGTCTGCTCGTAGATATCCTGAATCTCTAGTGGAGACAACTCACCACCCCTACCAAGCTGTACATTTTCAAGCCCTTCAATATCGATGATCAGTCCATCTGGTTTAGCCTTAGCTACAGCCTGCTGAATCTTGCAGTGTGTGAGCTGAAGCTGATCAGCAAAGCCGATAATGCTACCCACCATTGACTTGGGTATCATCCTACGGATGTTAGTACAGGCCACATTGTAAGACAGCCTAGCCCTTGAGATATCGTGAACATTCTTAGGGATGTTTTTCTTCATCCCATAATTGTAGATCTTGTTCATGTCGATGAGGTAGCATCCCCCATAGACAGTTTCGATATCCATCTTGAATGGCTCACGATTGTAAACAGAATCTGCTACAGGCTTGTACTCGTTACCCTTGTAGTAGAATCCCACGTTACCGAAACGAGACTCTTTCCTTTCGTAGAAAACAGAGTCTACGCTTTTGAACTCAAAGTCAAGAACTTCAACTAGGTAATCGTCATAACCATAGGTTTGCTTTCTACCTGCTCTGTTATAAGATCCAGGTGTAGCGAACTTGCCATGATCATTATAACTTCTGTTCATCACTTTACGAGCAAGCTCCTCGTACTCTTTCTCGGTGAACTGATCACCAGCCATACGCTTTAGATCCATAATGGATATGCGCTTGATGTGCCCAGCATAAACAATATCGTTCATGTTTGGGTCTTCGGTATGACTGTGTATGAATGTTGAGGGGTCTACGTACTCCTGAGTAATCCCGTAGTTAGGATCGTTATTTCTTTTGCAAACAGCAATGCCAATCTCAACCAAGTCTGTCACATTCCTTCGGTAGATATCGTCATCGAAGTTGTTCCAGTCCAAGGTCAAAGCAGTAGCTAGCTGTGCAGCGATCTCAGCGTTGGTCTTAATATTTTGATCGAGAAAGATTTCTGCCTCTTCAGTTGTCTCAGGCAACGTGTCGGGGTCAATCTCCAAACTTAGCCCTAGGCTTTTTGCCTCTTGGAATTCAGCCTTGTTTTCAATAGCGGATTCAATCTTAGCTCTGGTACCTTCTTTCTCCTGTCTAGATACGGGATCAAGCGCTTCAACAGCAGGGTATGGCTTCCTAGAGAGAATCCTGTTTACAACAACCTTTACAAACTTAGGAACAATGGGAACTGGAGACCAGTCAATATTCAGCAGTGTTCCATCACCGTTGTTTGGGTCTAGGGAGTTTAGAATAGATTTGTAGATCGAAGTATCTTGAGTTCCGTTCGCATAATCACGATTCTTCTCAAATTCATACATTCGTCTACTCATCAAAGATGATGAATCATCTCCTCTGCCCCACTGACCCATAATAGCCTTAGCATACCTCTCGCCGTATGACTTAGACTGCTTCTCTTCTGGATTAGCAAATGGATCAGGGAAATTTCCGTAAACACCGCTAGAGCCTCCGTATCCCATTACAAATTATTTCTCGTATTCGCAAATATACAGTTTTTCACTTCCTTAATGTTGACGGGCCTGCGCCGTTATACTTATACCTTCTGAAGAACTGCTTCTCGTTAAGTGTCGATTTAGGTTTTTCCTTCTTTGCCTTTTGTGCCGCAAGAAGAGCGAGACCAGAACTGATACTAAGGTCATACTTTGTTCTATCGTTTATCTTAAATCCAATCCAATCCTCTAGGGTTCTATTGAACACCATTCTACCCATCTCACCATCCTCGTTACTTCCGACATACTGATGGATGTAATCTTCAATAGCTTGAGCGTGAGACTGAATAACATCTTGCGAGTTTGATGGGATGCCTTTAGTCTTAACATTCGTTGAGTGACTCGTTGACCTGAGGTGAGCAGGGCGATCCATCACATACCCGTCATATCCACGCTCTTCAAAGTGCCTGACAATGCCATACTTGTTGTTCTCTATAAGAAGTGGGTATCCATAAAAAACAGAGGCCATGAGAATATCCTCGTAAAATATCTTAGCCATTGGTGGACGGCTGATATACTCAGCGACAAACATATTCGAAGGGTATTCAATGCTGAACTTATTGTATAGGTGACAAGCACCCTTAGAACCTCTGCCATCAACGGTAGCGTCAAGATCATAGCTATCCACACCGCCACAACCGAGATGAGCGTTTGGTGCAAGCATTTTACCTCTTTCAATCTTTTTGTTATTTCTCATTTCTGGAGGGGGCATCCAAGCAACCCTCCACCTGCCACCTGTTGTTGGTCTAAACAAAACATTAGAGTCTCTTCTACCACCCTCCCAAACAAAGTTGCCCTCCACAAATGGTTGTGGGTACAGGTTATCGTTGTGCTCAATCTGCTCGTAAATCTTGGCAATATTAAACAAGCTGCTTTCAATAGAATCTCTGAACGCTTCTTCAGGAGAAAACGGAAACTGTCTGATAAATTCATTCAGTTCTCTAGCGTCAGATTTTAGTGCGCCTCTCTCATTCCTCAAGAATGTCTTAGCTCCGAAACTTATAAGCTCACCATCAATACCCTCAACAGCAGATTTTGGGTCATCTAAAATCGGGTTGCCGTGTTTATCGAAAAAGCCCTCTAGAGCATCGTAAGCAGGGATAAATATTCTGTACAAGCCAGATACAGTTCTGCCGTTGGCATTACGCTGAGTCGGATCAGAATCGTTCCACAGCTTCTTGTACTGTTCACCGCCCTTGTCCATAGGATTCACAGTGCTACCTACCATAGCCTTACCAATGATCTTTCGACCTACAATAAGACAGGTTCTCTGTATTCTCCAGGCTTCACGTATATCAGTTGGCTTCTCCCACTTTCCTGCCTCATCTAGATACAGCCAGTGTACCTTCTCACCATCATATGCGTTGTTAGTGGTGTTCTTCCAGTTGATGATAGTGTTTAGCGCCTCACCCCTCGTGGAGGTCTTGTTGTTCTTGGTAATCCGTTTCGATGGTTCACGGAAAGCCAACTCCATACGTGGGTTAGTGGTGCCGTCTTGAATCGGCTTGAAGAAAAACGGGTAGGATTTGAAGATCGGAACGACCTTCTTCATAAAGATATTTTCCTGAGCATCTTTACCAGTCTTGGATTGAATTCCAAGGAGTCTGTCCTTTACTTGCGTAGCCTCGTCAACAATAGAGGATGCACACATATTGGTGTAGCCTGATCGACGACACTTGACGTATAACTGCCCCATGCATCTGCTATCAGCTTCGCATGCAGCCATGTGCAGGAACAGATCTCTTTGGAATGAGAGGTAGCTAGGGTAACCAATATCTATTCGAGACCACTGGAGGAACATGTAATGGCGGCCCGATATATACGTAGGAACGCCGTCATTGTAAAACCAAAAACCGTCACGGCGACGAACAAACTCCCTCTCCACATACGGACGGAACTTTTGTCTGAACTCTTTCGGCGACTCCAGCCACTCATCCATAGAGCGAACACGAAGCAACTCTTCGGGTAGTTCTTGACGCCTCCAATATTGGTCCTCCTGCGGTAGACCGTGGTTGGAGATTTGATCTGGCTCTGGGGTAGAGGGAAGCACAATGAGTAGGTCACCGATTTCGACCACTTCGCCCTGCGTACCATTGGGGCAAATGACAATACCTTGTTGATCGTATCCTTCAACATCTACTAGCATCTATTTACGTTTGCGAGATCTGGTCTTGCGGCGGTGACAGTTAGCGCAGCGCACCTCGCACTTTCGGATCTCATCCTTTATTGATTTTATCGAGTAGCCCTTGTATATCATGTCTGATATATTCTCTCTCTTCTCTCCTCTGACGTGATCAAAGTCAAGCAGCACATCTTCTGTTTCACCGCAATCGACGCAGTGAGACATTCTCTTGACTCTGTCTACATAATCCCGTGCCCACTTCCTATGCCTCTTTGTTCTCTCGTAAGATCGAGCTATGATCTTCTTCTTGTTTCTTTCGTAGTGCCGTTTAGAAGCTGCTGCTTGATCTTTCTTTCTCTTGTAAGCCACGGGAAGCGGGATTTCATTTTGCCATTCTCTCAGCAAAGCCACTACCATAATCTGCCTCTTCCTGTATCGTACCAGTAGCTGACAGATCCTTTACCATCTGTTCTAACTTCTGGCGCTCTACAAGAAGCTCCTTGCAGTCTATAGCAGTTTGCTTTATAGATTGAAGCTCTGCCTTGCGAGCAGAGCCGTTAATCTCAGGATCGACTGGCTTTCGGATCTCAGCTATCATGTTATTGATAGCCTCCTCCATGGATGACATCAACCGCTTAGCTGCATCAATCGTCGTGAACTTCTTCGACCTCGACATAGCTAATATTTGCGACTAGCATCCTGTAGACAATATCTCCGTTGTCCAGCTTGATCCTGTAGTCTGAGTTCTTTTCAAATCCGACAACATCACCTACTGACACTCCCTGTCTCTCTAGATCAGGATGGGTCATGTAGATGCGGGCTACGTCACGCTGCTCTTTGAATGCTCCGAGCTTTGTCACGATGCCGCTTTCTTCAGTATCGTCGGATGGTGGTTCAATCGGTTCAACAAACAGCCAATCACATAGCATGTGCAGATCGCCAGTGTCTTTACATCGGTATGCGATACACTGACTGAGGTTGGTGTTCTCGTCATCATACATAGCCACATGATTATTGTCACCCAAGCTGAGTGCCTTATTCATGGTTACGTGGTGATGGAAGATGAGCGTATCACCTGGCTTGGCTCCTGTGTCGTACCTCATTGGTACTGATACAATCTCTCCGTGAGAGATGCGGTGATCAAACTCGTTGAACTTGGACTCCAAGAATATTTCAGTGTCGCCCAGCTTGATTGTGTCCTCGTGCTTCTTTGGCACGTTGACGATGAAGTGATTCAATGCATTCATGTGAATTAAAATTTGCAGTCGTACTCGATCAACACCGGCTGATTCTCGATGGTCTTCCACAGTATAGTGGAGTCCTCGTCCTCGATGTAGATCTCATACCTGCGAACATTGTACTTGTAGAGGGATCTCTCATCCTCCATGATAGCTGACACACTTCCGTGTCCTGCCCTCATGCCTACGACATAAGCCATAGCGTCTTTGGGGTTAGGCCCCACGACTATCTTTCTAATGATGTTAGCCATTGTATTAGTTTTTACGGAACCACTCTAGGTCCGTGAGGTCGTCACCGTGGAGCTTGTATGCCTCCTCTAATATAAGGAGTAGCTCCTCGAAGTCTGTTCTTTCGTTAATATGCCAAGAGTATCCAGCAGTCTGATGCCCTTCCCCAAATAAACCAGGTACATCTAGACTGAAGCAGAACACGTAGGTAAATACATCTCCGCAGTCAGCCTCATCTACTAGGTCCTTGATCTCACTGATCTTCTGTGAAACCCTTAGGATGAGTCTTGCGAAGTTGTCCATTAACCTGCGATAGTTGCGATGCTTGATGGGTTTGCTGCGGAAGTCGTTAGAGTTCCTGTTACAAGATACAAACTAGAGCTTAGTGCCGTCACCTCCAAAAAGTCTCCATCGCTACCACCAGTTGTAGCGGAGTTAGAATCGATGTAAATGTTGTCAAAACTAGTGGGTGTCGCCCTACTGTCAACCTCAGTTACAACCTGCACAGCTCTTTGATCATCTGTGGTACTCGCCACATCAATCCTCCCGAAGAAGCTGTCTCCAGACTGCGTTTGGATGTTGAACTGAGTGGTGGATGCACCGTAGATAAAGAATTTGAAGGTTAGTCCAGCGGCGGCCGATGGGACCTTAATAGTACCCCCATTGATCACAGATGCTCGCAAGAATATAGACTTACCCGAGTCACTTGTCGATAGTTCAGTGGTCCCAGAAACCTGAATGATTTTAACATCAGGTTGATTAGCATTAATCGTGATTGTATTGGACGATTGGGTTACGTCTACGTTCTGCCCACCTTCAAAAACAATAGCGGTTGAATTTCCACCCGAATCAGAAATAGTAAGAGTCGGATCGGTTGCGCCAGTTACCGTAGCGGTAACACTTTCAAATGTAGGGAGGGTTCGGAACCCAACCGACTTAGAGGAGCTATCCCACACCAGTACGTTGGTCGAACCCGAGCGAGTGGCTGAGTTTATCTCCAAACTGCTCGCACGGAGAGTTGTCGAAGACAACGAGATACCAGTATCGTTACCGGCACCATCTTGAATGGTCTTGAGAGAGCTAGATATAGCGGCGTTGTCAGAGGTCTTGAGAAGCCCCTGGTATGAATCTTTAATTGCGTTGCCAGATAGAGTAGCCATCCTTAATTAGCTTTGTAGCAAATATACTTAAATGGCTAGACACCATAAGGGAAGAAAGATTAGGGAGTTCTCATACCTCAATGACAGGTACGTCAACAAGAACTACCTGAAGTATTACAAGCATGCGATACGTGACGTTTCTGCAAAGACAGGGCTAACCATGAATGAGATCAACGTCCTGCTGTTCATGTACGACTACGAGTTCTTTACCGCAAACCACATGTCAGAGGCTTTGTATCAGAGTGATCGCAAGTTCAGACAGAACATTCTGTACCCACTTCAAAAGAGGGGGTGGATTGAAAAGGTATTCGATAGAAAGAAAGTGAAGGAGATGAGTTTCTCCCAAGCACTGCTTCACGAGCGTGGCAGGTATCGCAACAGGTATAGCATCACCCAGAAAGCTAGGCTAGCAATACAACGGTTCTACCGCAAGTTGGAGGGTGATGAGGTCATCACCATTCCTGATTAAGACTTGGGGTGGTCTACCAGCTTGAACTTTGCTTTTCTGACCGCACCAGGGTGAGGTGAATACTCCCCCTTCATCAGGTAGAATCTTCCACCCTCCTCCATCCAGTGATGACCTTTTGGTGGGTCAATACTAACAGTCTTGTTGGTGATGTTTAGCTTACCACCTTTTTTCATCTTGCTTACTCTCATGCTTTTGTGTTCATTCTGTAAGACCTCATTCCTTGTCTGATCATCTTCCTGTCTTTATCCTTGCCCTTCTTCCAGCTACCAAGAGCAAACTTGTTAGCTACGTTTGGGTCACTAAAGATAAAAGCCTCTCCCCTATCCATTGCTTGGGCCTCAGACTGTGTAGCGTCATCTAAAGACATGCCCTCGAAAGAACCAGTTTCAGGATTAGGAGCAACACTAGGGTAAACTACGTAGACTTTCTTCCCGTCGATCTTTTTAGGTTCTGGACCCACCATAAAGTGTGTCATCGGGAACTCACTGTCCTCTGTAATCAAAGCGTCAGACCGAAGGGATCTAGCATATCTCTCGGCTTGGTTTAAGGACATCTCCTTACCACCAACTGTTACAGACCTTCGCTTGCCTGCCCTCATTTCTTGTTGATGATGCGGATGACTGCTCTGAACTTGTCCTTGATGGAGCGAGCTTTTTTATCTACTGAGTCAGGCACAAAGTTCTTGTCCTGATCGAGATCTCTCTTGTGCATTACGGCTAGGGCGATCAAAGCCACGCTGAGTAAGACAGAAACTACAAGTGCTACGGTAACGGCTACAGACATTGTGGAAAAAGTTTGTGGAAAACTTGACACGCATGTATTTGGTGCGTATGTTAGTGTCACACAAATATACAACACTATGCGTTTATTGATCACAACCACCCTCCTCCTGAGCTTTGTAACAGCCTTCAGCCAGATTCAAGTAGCACATCAAGAGCCTCCCGGTGACGACAACTGTGAATACTGTCTGTCATTGACCGAGCAGATCTTTGATCGTGAGTCACCGATGTACAAGGCTAGGTGCTACAACGAGATTAGGATTACTGAGAATGACAGCCTTGACTACATCAACATTGTGCGAGTGCTAGAAGATGGATGGGGAGTACACCACTACGAGCCTTATGCATCTTGCGTTATGGACCCAGAGTGGCCTACACAGTTTTACTGTGATGGAGTGTTTGCTGCCTTCGGGGTACGTAATGGTAATCGGGTTACGGATATGTTATACTTTCCTGTAAGCATTGATAACTGCGAAGTGCAGAAAAGAAACACAGCCCTCATCAGGATAGACTTTACGGGAGAGGTAAATAAGGATTGGTACGACAAAGCAAACAAGTAAAATACAGTCACTATGCGTTTATTCATTGCAACAACACTGCTGCTACTTGCAGCTACATTCACTCAAGCACAATACTCAGAAGATAACTTCTGGGAAGAGAATTACAATCTGTTCTATGGGGAATACCTCGCTGACGGATTTGTAGCCTACGATATGACAGCTCCCGAAGATGCACACTGGATTATGGTGGTGCGTATTGTGTCAGAAGATGAGCATGTCCCTTACGCTTTACGTAGCCCAAGCCCAGATTCTTTGGGGTTTCACTTCTTCTGTCCTGGTGAGTTCTATGCGGTAGCTATTGACGAGCATTACAACAAGGTCAGCATACCTTGGTACTTCACCATAGATGATGATTCACCCATGTATGGTGATGTTGGTGCAGTTGTAATTGAACTGAAATAAGAAAGGGGGTGTAAGCCCCCTTTTCTCTGTCTATATGTTTCGGATCTACAAAGCTCAGTTTTAGATCTCTCCTTTCTTTTCCATGTCGTCCTCGATCATTTTCAAGAACTCTTCCCTGTTGTAATCTGGTACATCAGGGTTGTCCTTTTCAAAACCCTCGACGAGATTCTTGATTCTAGTGTCGTAGAAGTTTGTGATCTGAGCAGAGGTCTTTTCGCCAGTCACACGACCGAAATCCAAACCACTCAACTTAGGATTAGCTTGAGCGAACATACTATCTTTCCTAACAAACTTGCTAGAAAGCATCTTGTCACGTTCTCTTCTTAGTCCCTCAACTTGCCTTCTAAGATCGTTTTTGGTGTACCTAGGTGGGTCGTTTTTCATGCCTTCCTGACCCATCTTGTAGCCACGCATCATCTTACCACCGGCTTCCATCTTGCCTTTGCCATCAGCAGCAAAGAAAGGAACCATTTCGCCCTTGTCGTTCTTGACCATCTTCAGGCCCTTCTTGCCCATCATGAGCTTGCCACCGGCCATCATGTAATCCATGAGTCTGCCACCTCCGGGCATGGAGTCATACATTTTGCCACCACCTGGCATTCGTCTTTTGTGTTTCATCGTAAATCAGTATCGTGTTTTCTAGATCCTCGTATAAAGCTGTTCACTCTCCCCATAGCCCAGGCTGCCATCGATGCACCTTTACGGCTACCGCCGGACATCCATGCGCCTTGACCTCGGCGATAAACTTGTGCTAGCTTACCGTATGAGATGCCAGAACTTTTAGCCTTAGCTTGAAGGGTTTTCTTCACAGAGGCACTGAGGGCTTTACGAGCAACCTTGCCGCCCTTCTTCATTTCACCAGCTTTCTCCTTTTTAGAAATAGCGATAGCTGCTTGCTGTGCTCTTGACTTGCTTACCTTCATTCCGTTCTGTGCTACTTTGGATAAGTCAATCCTTCTCCCTTCCTCATAAGCCTTTTTGCGTTTACGCATCTTAGAAGCATGTAGCTCGTCAGATCCGGCGCTATCATCCCCTTGGGTGAAATACCTTTTGGGGAAACCTAGCCTATATGGTTGGGTGCGTTTTGACACGTAGCAAATATAAGGAACGTACTAATAGGCGATTCAGACAGTGAGTCCACGGTCGATGTTACTGTATCCGAGCTGCACCTTGTAGTTGATGTGCTTGATGAACAGGTTCTTGTTCTCCATCGCTTTCTTGTATCGGGCGGGGGTGGTGAACACCTCACGCACTAACCTCTCCCTGTACAGCGGATAGTTCCAGATTCTGTCCTTGTGGTTTCCTGAGACCAGGGTGTCTTTGATCTTGTAGTCTTTTCGTGCTTTACCATCCCTGAGGATAACATCGCAGAACCATATCGGGTCACCCATAGAACTGAGTATGAACGAACACTGGGGTGTTCTCTCCGACATAAGCATTCACGACATTGAACTCCATCCACTCGATGGCCTCGGTGTCAGACATACCCTCTTTGACGAATATCTCCACGCACTTGTCGTAGTCATAGACCACACACATGCCTTGCGGATTGATCCCGGCACTGATACCTATGATAGCATCGTCGAGACCGTCAGCGATCAGACACTCGTTCTCCTTGATAAATTCCATTACTGCCATCACCCTGCGTCTTTAATACTATCGTAGAATGCTGGGTCGAGATCTTTGATAGGGGTAAGGAAGTTGACTCGGCAGAATCTGTTGATCTCCTCCTTTCTGGTCTTACTGTTCGTGCTGCACACTTGCTGTGCCTGGTACGCTGCGTTCTGATGCAACAGCTTGTCGATCTTCTCCCTGATCTTCGGGTCTGTTTCGTAGCTCATGTGAATTGAATTTAGATGCGATCTCACTGACGATGACTTGCATGTTGGGATCAACCTGCGCCCCGTAGAGTACAGCCTGAATAATATTCACTGGATCACCAACACTCTTACAAAGGTATAATCCTTCACTGGTTAGACCAACCACCAGACCAGCTTCTTTCTCAGGCTTGGCACTGGATACAGCTCGCTCTAGGAACTTAGTAAACTTGCTCATTGAATTTAGGGTATAGCTATCGCCTTATACTGTTAAATGCTTAGGCACCGGCACGAATAGGGCAGCCTGTAAACCGCATTGGTTTTATTATCCTCAGTGGTAATAAACCCCCTAGCGTAAGCGACCTGGGGGGTGTTTACATAAAGGTGCCAAAGGCGTAGCAAAGTTACTGTTTTTTTTGGACAAAGTCAAGCGATAAGGGAGAGGGGGGCTTGAGGCCCCCTGATGCAATGTACACCAGAGAGCCTCTCCCGCCTAGATGCTGCACTAAAGAATAATTTTGCAGCGTGGGTACAGCTTGTTGTGTTCTTCGACAGTGATCAGGTCTCCGCTGTTGAGGATGTCAGCAATATCACGTAGCGTGGGTTCACGCAGACTTGTGATGTGGAACTCAGGGTCTGCGTAGCCGTCAAGCCAGCACTCCCATATGTCATTGTTTTCCCATGCGGTCTGCCCAAAGCGGCGACCACCGCCTTCAAAAAACAGATCCTCTACCCTAGGGTCAGCCATAATCGACTTCTGTGTGGGTTGCACTTTTTTGTACTTCTTCATAAGATGTAATTTGTGGTTCGTACTGCTTATATAACGCTGCCACTTTCGAGATATTGTGCAGGGTAACAGATTTTTCTTTCCAGTGAAAATAGTTAGAGCCGTCTAACTTTCTTGTTAGAGCGCTTTTGTGCTGCGGGTGCTCTGAAAAAAGTGCCAGTCATATGTGGGGTGGGGATTATGCATGCATGCAGGCGGCTGGCATGGCAACCCGGAACCGATCCTGGCGGGCATGGGGTGCAACACTTTGCGCAAGCGCCGCAAACATTCAGCATTTTTGGCTGCCCGCACAGCACCAAGCTAGGTGCGCATTGCATCGGTGCAGCACCATGGATGCAACCGGCAGCGCCATGGGCTACGGACAGGAGCAATGGACAGATGGACGGGAAGAGATCGGCAGTCCTACACGGGCAGCGGACAATCCCACCACCACACGTGCGCACGTACCTATTATCCCCAAGGCTAGGTACACACCTCAAATGTTAACAGATGTTAAATGCAGCACGTCACACAATATCCCACAGCAGCCTGCGTCTATTAGATAGTTAGTAACACACACAACCCACAGCACTATGAGCAAGATGCCAACAACCTACGCAGCGTACAAAGCCATCGGTACCATCGGTGGTGGTGCAGAATACGAAGCAGAATTCACGTTCAGCCCAAGCACACAAATCGGTACATGGTACTACGATGTAGACGGATACGTATTCCAAGACGGAACATTGGAATTCGAAGGTAATATGGTGATTGACTACGATGGCGCATTCGATCTACCCATTCCTGTGAAAGAGTTAATTGAGTCCAAAGGATTCTACATTGCATAACCCACAAAAAAAATACGGGCAGCGCACAATAACATGAAATGCTGCCCGTTATACTACTAAACGCACAACCTACTAGAAGTTATGAGCAAACTGCAAATAATCCGAATGTCAGAAACAAGCAAACTGCATGACCTAGCATCCGATCTCGCCAAGCAGATCAATGCGAACAAATCCGAAGATGGCTACACCATCATCTGCACTCGTCGTGAACTACGTCAGATAGTAGAAGACACGTTCGAGGGCATCGGTTGCCACGAACGTATGTATGTATTTGAGATTGATGCACTCATGGACGATCTGTTCGATGAATTGTACCTATCGCATGACCTATACCTAACCATATCGCAGTTCGATGATGTCGTGCTTGACGAACGACCAGAAGAATTGTAAACCCACTAAAACTTAGAGCGATGAACATTAGAGCGATAAACACATTGCAAGCAAAAGCAATCCAGAAGGATATCAGAGAAGGTCTTGACACCATGCGCAAAGCATGGGCAAGGGAAATGCGTGGTCGATGCCGAGTGTGTGTCGGTCTTGCAGAAATCCGCATGAGCAACGATCTCGAAGGTCACATTGACGCATCCAATGAGAAGGTAGTGCCAACCAGATCAGTACCTACCTTGGCGCAGATCAAAGAAGCAGCAAGTTTCATTGGAACCATCGACCAGTACACAGGGTTACGCATTGATGGCGTAGGATACAGCGCTCGCTTGGACTTCATTTACTGGACGGGCCAAATCGGATGCGATGAACGTGTGCCATCAGATGTGTACATGGATGTTTCCTTCGGGAAGAATCTTGCACACTTCGGACCAAGGATACCAGTATTTGTTGATGTAGATATCGATCTACCACAAGGCCCAAGACACTTATATCGACGTGTATAAAGATTGCAGCGATGATTAGAGCCACAATAACCTTCTACAAGAAGAATATCACCACCAACTACTATGGTGGGCACAGCGCCAAGTCTTGGGTAGCTAGCAAGCATGAATTCAACGATTGTCAGCACCTTGACAACTACATTGCCTTCATGCAGCGCAAAGGTCACAATGTTGACGAATTGTACTTGCTCGATGATGCATCCAATGCAGCATACGATGCATGGCAAGAAAAAAAATCTGTTGCCACACAATAACCCAGAATGTGGTCCGTTATACTACTAGAACAGACAAAAATTACAGCAATGGCGAAAGCTAAAAAAGACATCTACGATGCAATCAACGAACGTGTGATTGCCGGACTTCAGAAGAAAGGTCTCAACTGGTTCCGACCATGGAATGCAGGATCGGGTTCAGACTCGTTTGCTCCGATCAATAACGCTACTGGTCGTGCCTTCAATGGGCTGAATGTGTTCATCCTGTCGCAGGAATGTGCTGAGATGGGATACCCACACAACGAGTGGATTACCTTCAAGCAAGCCATCACCAAAGGAGGATCAGTACGCAAGGGACAGAAAAGCACTCCTGTAATTTACTGGAACATCTTCTTCGTGGATGCTGACGGCAAGTTCTACAAGACTGCCAAACAGGTTGCTGATGCCGGACTAACCATGTCTGACGTAGACAAGCGATTCTCGC